GAGGGATTTGCCGAAGCCGGTCGAAAGGTTGCCGGTCAACGAATTGTTTTATTACAAGGCACCGCTAAAGCGGAGGTGATAAAAAATCTTCAACGATTTATGCAAGACCCGGAGTTTATGGCGTTAGGTGCTGACCAAAGGGGTCGTGTTTTACGTTCAAGGTTTAATAAACTATCTACATACCAAGCCGAAAGGATTGTGCGAACTGAGGCAACTTATGCGGCGAATCTTGGTGCCGAAAGGTCTGCACTTGATATGTTTGGTGCAAGTGGTTTGCAAAAAGAATGGTTGACTGCCGTTGATGGTCGTGAACGTGATGCACATCGAATGGCCAATAGTCAAGTCGTAGATATGGACAAACCGTTCAATGTAGGTGGTGAACTGTTAATGATGCCGGGTGACCCAAGGGGTTCTGCAAGAAATGTTGTCAACTGCCGGTGTGCGGTTGCACACTTACCCAAACCGGATGCACAACCCACAACACAACTTGAAGGATTGGCATTTGGATTGGCTGGGGAAATTGCGGCACAAAATGTTATTGATGAAATTTAATATCTTTGCAATATGAATAATATTATATTTAAGCAGTCCCCAATGGGGGAACTAATTGATGCCGATGAAAAAGCGGGAATCGTGAAAGGTTACGCATCGGTGTTTAACAACGTTGATTCTGATAATGATATAATCAAATCCGGGGCATACAAAAAAACCATTGCCGAAAACGGTAGAAGGGTTAAGTACCTTTACCAACACGATATGGACAAACCTATCGGGAAAATGGTTCATTTGGAGGAAGATGAGAAAGGCCTTGTATTTGAGGCTCAGATTGCCAAAACCCAATTGGGTATGGATGTCATTGAACTAATCAAAGCCGGGGTGATTACCGAAAATAGTGTCGGGATTCTACCCATTCAAAAAGAAATGGTAAATGGTAGGCGTGAGATTAACGAGGTGAAACTCTACGAGGTTTCCGCCGTTACACTTGCCGCCAATGACCAAGCAATGATTTTGGATGTCAAGGGCAACGTTGACCCAAATAAAGTAATTAAGCGATATGATAATATCGCAAGATTAATCCGAAAAGGGAACATATCCGATGAACTTGGATTTGCACTTGAATCGGAAATACTAAAATTGAAATCTATTTTTACCAATTTAGCCACTTTGCCAACTGATATTGAGGTTACAAAGCCGGAAGTCGTGAAAGGGGATTCAACCGAGATTTTAAACTATTTGTCTAACGTTCTAAAAAAATAATAAAATGAACGAGGAAATTAAAAACCAATTAGATCAAATCGGTGACATCGTAGATTCTAAGATTGAAAAGGCATTCAACCAAGCGCAAGATAATGCTAAAGGTGAAGTCGAGTCAACTCTGAAAAGCGAGATCACAAATTTGACTAATGAGTACAACGAAAAGATGGAAGCCGCTACAAAGCGAATGGATGCCATCGAAATGGAAAGCAAAAAAACGCTTTCAGGAGTAAACACAAAAACTTTTAAAGGTCAAATCGAAGCCGCCATCAAAGATGGTGCAATCGAGGCACTTGTAAAAGGTAACACCAACGCCGCAAGATTTGAAATCAAGGCAGGTGATATGACAATGGCTAATGCCTACACGGGTGTTGTTGCCGGAGAAACTGTAATTGAGGACTTTAAATTTGATCCCTCAAGAAGCGTTCACATTAGAACTCTTTTGCCTATCGGAAACACCGATTCACAAACAATTAGATTCCCTAAAGAATCTGCTTATGATGATGGTGCTGCTGCAACTGCTCAAGGTTCTGCCGTTGGACAATCTGATTTTGACATTACCGCCACAAGCGTGAATGTTGAGAAGATCGGGACATTTATGAGAATAACTGAGGAGATGTTGAACGATACTCCTGGATTATCTTCTTACCTATCGGCAAGAGTACCCGGAAAAGTATTGTCTGTTGAGGATACTGAAATCCTAAATGGCGATGGTTCTTCACCAAACCTTGATGGTCTATTCACCGATGGAACTGCTTTTATCACATCAGGTGGTGCATTTGATGATGCAGTAGAATCTGCTAATGAATTTGATGTTCTTATTGCTGCATTGAACCAATTGGCACTTGCTAACTATCAAGCCGACACGATTCTTTTGAATCCTACCGATTTCCACAAAATCGTATTGCTTAAATCAACTGCCAACGAATATTTGAAAAATCAAATCATTCAAGGTATTCAACCCGCAATCAATGGTGTGCCAATCACATTGAACACCGCCGTTACTGCCGGGAAATTCCTTGTTGGGAACTTGGCACAAGCATCTCAACTATGGGTGCGTGATGGACTTGGTATCGAATTTTCAAGAGAAGATTCTACAAACTTCAGAGATGGATTTGTTACTGTTAGAGCGCAAGAGCGTGTGGCACTTACAAACTATTCTCCAAATGCTATCGTACAAGGTACGTTCTCAACTGCTAAAGCGGCACTTGAAACTCCTTAATCTAACGATTAGTTTTGACTTGGAAAGGGTGGTCATATCGACTGCCCTTTTTGGGTTTAAGAAAATAAATGTAAAATATTTTTTATATTCTAAAATAAATTATATATATTTACACCATAATTAACAATTTAAAAACAACTTAAAAACAAAATTATGAAATCAGTAAACGTACACAGAAAAATTAATTTAAGAGCCAATTTAATCGGAGTATATACTACAAGGTTTGGAGATTCTAAAAAAGCCGCTTTAACTGTTAATGAGATTTTTAAAGCATCGACCTATAACAAATAAAACCAACCGGGGGTGGCAACACCCCCTTTGTATAACCAATATTTAAATTATGAGAAATCAAAATGATTACAGAATACAAGATTCACCGGAATATATAATCGTGAAAAGAATTACCAACGAGGAAAATCGCAAGAACATCATTGAGGCATTGAAATCCTTTGCAATATTATTGGCGGCGTTTTTTATATCAGTATGGGCATTCACTAATTTTTTATTGCACATTGAAACCATCATTGATTGGTGGAATAATTTTCACATCGAAATATTTTTATTAGATATTGTAATATGGCTGAAAAAGATAATTTCCTAAGTAAGGAAAAGGATATGCATATCCACCGGCACATCAACATAAATCAAAATATTGTTAATATCAAAAAATTTAATAAATTAGTAAATAAATTAAGATAGTTTTTTTGTTTGATAATTGTTGGGAAATGTCCGCCATTCACTTGGTGGGCATTTTTTTATACCTTTACATTAAACCAATAAATTGAATAATAATCAAAGAGGGTGTTTTTCTGAATACCTTTTTGCAACCGAGTGCATCAAAAGAGGCTATCAAATATCAATGCCACTTTCCCCGGCATCAATATATGATTGTATTGTTGACAACGGCGTTGACTTGTTTAAAATCCAAATTAAATCCACGATTAGAACTCCCGAAAAAGAAAACCTAACGACAATACACGTTCCATTACAGAACAACAAAAGGATTTATGACAAAGGGAGTGTTGACTATTTCGCCGTGTATGTCACTTTATACGATGGTTTTTTTATATTTAAAAATAATGGCAATATGCAATCAGTAAGATTGTCGCTTGTGGGTAAATATTCAAAGAATTTTAATAACTTTGTATTTACGAGGGACTCTCAATCCCATCAATAATTCATTTTTTTTGTTTTATGAATTATATTAATAAGTTTGGTTTGAAAGGGTAGCATTTAAGTGTTACCCTTTTTTTTTATCTTTGTGCAAATAACATATTATGAAAATATTAATGAAAAAAAGCGTTTTATCCTCTGAAGGATGGCGTTGGGAAGAAAAGGTTTACGATGTCGATAATAAGGTCGCATCGGATTACATCAAAAAAGGAATCGGCGTTGAATTTGTCGAAAAGGTAAAAGAGGAAAAAAAAGTAAAAGAAACGAAGGAAAACAAAGTGGCGAGAAAACGAACCACTAAAAAAGCCAAGTAAATGCCCTACACAAAAAACACTTATTTCAGCGATCCGCCAATTACGTTTCAACCGCAAATGAAAATCAATTCCACCACCGGAAGTGAAATCATTACTGCGGCAAATGTCAAGGATTTTGCAAGAATTGACACCACGGCAGATGATACGATTATTGGTCAGATGATCACCCAAGCGAGAATCGTGGCGGAAAATTATATCTCAAAAGATATTGTGGCAAAAAATAGAACTTACTATTTGCCATTCGCCAACACGAGAATCGCATTACCTTTCGCCCCGGTTGCATCTATTTCATCGGCAACAGTTGATGGAACTGCCGCCACATATTCAGCAAAAGGTTTGGATAATGAAATAATTGAACTGAATGAACTACCGGCAAAAGAAGTCAAAATCACTTATGTGACCACCGGTCTTGATGATTCATTTCTCAAACAAGCGTTGTTGCAAATGGTAACGACCTATTATGACAATCGGTCTGACTTTGTTGTCGGTGAATCAGTAAATGAAATCCCAACAAGTGCGATGGATTTGTTGTCATCATATAAAACCGTGTTTATTTAATGGATGCCGGGAAACTTGATACAAGGGTTGAAGTAAGGCGATTGACAAAGACTGCCGACACTTATGGTGGTTACACATCCACAACGGCAACTGCATCGACTATATGGGCATACAAAAGAGAAACAAGCGGTGACATAACCCAAGAGAATGGAAAGCGTAGGCGTGAGGTTGATATTGAACTTATTGTTCGTAAAAAAACCGCCGACACGATCTTAAACACCGACCTTTTAAAAATCGAAAACGTTTCCGGGGAATACCGTATCAATGGCAAATTTGAATCCGGATATAAATATTATACAACCATAAAAGCCACAAAAATTGATTAGTGTTAAAATCAAACAGAGCGATTTAAATGATTTGAACCGAAAACTCAATCAACTCAAAAGTTTTTCCAAGGAGGGATTTTCAAAAGAGATTGGAGATACTGCGGCTTTCTCGGCGGCGAGGATGAAAAAAACGGTTGTATATGATAAGTCTGATTTAAAGAAACAAATCGGATTCGGTAGAATGGGCAAAATGGCAAGGGTGTTTTCAAAAACTTTTTATTCGCCATTTGTTGAATTTGGAACAAGGGATGGGAATATGAAATTCGATGATATGTTAGAACTCGGTATTCCAAAATCATATGCCGAACAATTCAAGGCAAATCCATTGAAGAAGAAAACGAATTTAAATGCAAGACCATTTTTCTTTTCATCAATTAGAGTGGAACTCAAAAGCCTAATGGACAGACTTGACAGAAGATTAAATAATTTAACACGATGAACGAGGCACTACACTTTATAAGAAAAGCCATTTTAAGCCGTTTAACGGATGCAATTTCGATTGGTGGCAGTTATGTCCCGGTTTATAATAGAGTGCCATCTGATGCATCTGAGCCGTATATTAGGGTGTTTTCCGTAAGTAATAACGAAAGCGATTTCAATGCGACAAGTTTTATTTCGGAATGCGTTACAAGATTGGAGGTCGTAACGGCGTTTGATTCTGATTCAGGAGGTGAATTGCAATCAAATCAAATCGTGAGTAGTATTTTAAATTTAGTCCGCACAAGGTCGAGTGGCTACTATGATTTATCAAGCGATGGATTTAAGGTAATAACTTGCACAAACGGAGGCGTGACATATTTCGAGGATGATTTGGAGGATAAAACTTATTTCCGAGCCATTGTCGAAATATCGAATAAAATAGAAAAAATATAATGGGTGATCTTAAAATATACGGAATCAATATGGGGGCGATTTTTTTATCGCTATCGGATGTAAATCCGATTTTACAAACATTAGTTTTAGTGGCAACGCTAATTTATACAGTAATTAATATAACCCAAAAATTGAAGAAATGAGTAAAAACTTAGGAAAAGAAATTTTGCACTTTAGCGGTTCGCTTTTGGTTTTCGGTCTTATTATCTTGATTATGTATTACCTTACACAATACAAGATTCCGGAGGACAACCGTGATCCGATTTTGACTCTGACCGGAATGATCGCCGCATCCCTTTCAATGATTATTTCATCCATCACCGGTTCAAAACCTAATGAACTAAATGATGCCAAGAAAAAAATATCATCTTTGGAGATGAAAGTTGATATGCTTGTCACCCAAAAAGATGGTCTTGAGGGTATGCTTATCAAATTACAAGATGACACGATCACCCGCTTGATGCTTAGAAAAAGCGGAAAGGATGATTGTGGAAACGAAGATTGTAAAAGTGAGGAATAATGGCTTTAAGGTTTTTTAAATATGAGGAATTTGATTCGCCGGATGTCCACGATAGTGGGAGGTATATGGATGCTGATTTTTTGGCAATGCTCGACAATGCTCGTGAAATCGCCGGCATCCCTTTTAAAATCAATTCCGGGTGGCGAACAATCGAACACAATCAAGAGGTTGGAGGAAAACCGAATTCGAGCCATATTGTTGGAAAAGCGGTCGACATCGCAATTAGAAATTCAAGGGAAAGAGGGATCATTTTGTCGGCTTTACAACAAGCCGGATTTAACCGTTTTGGGGTTGCCAAAACTTTCATCCACGTTGACTCGGATGGAACTGACTTTCCCGATGGTGTCAAAGACCCCAACGTTTTATGGTTATATAGCTAATACAGTAGGGAGTACAATATGCCTAAAAAGAAATTTAAAGATACGGCAGTAGGTTCTTTTCTACTGCAAAAGATTCCAAAGGTAGTCGGTGCGATTGCACAAGATACTCCGGTGGGGAATGTCATTGAGGCAATAATTGGTGGCTCAGATATGTCGGCGGAGGATAAGGAAGTTGCCTTAGAAAAGCTAAGATTAGAACGAGCCGAAATGGATGGGGTGACCCGAAGGTGGGTCGCTGATGCAAAAAGTGGATGGTTGGCACAAAATGTCCGCCCTTTGACTTTGTGTTTTTTTACAATTTCTTACATCATTGGATGGTATATGGAATATGATCTAACAACAATTACGGGGCTTATGCAAGTGATTTTGGGAGGCTATTTCGGCAGTCGTGGGGTCGAGAAGGTGTTTGGAAATAAACTCCATAAGTAATGGCGAAAAATATTACTAATTTTGTAAAAGCCACGAAAAGAAAACGCCCCGGTGTTCATTCAAAGAATGCATCAATAAACCAAAAAGGTTGGAAAAAGAAATCTCGTGGTCAAGGTAAAAGAAGATAAATATGGCAACTCGTGACTTGTACTCCTCAAATAATTTTTATCGAATGTCATTCGGCGATTATGGATTTCGCCTTTTGGATTACACCCACGGAAATGCATCAACGCCAAGTGGTGAATATTTCTGTTCAATAGAATGTACCGAAAATTCCACCATTACACTTACAAACGACACCCCCGGAGGGGATGATGGATTTACAAGTTTTTCAATCAAAGAGGGTCACATCATTTATGGTAATTTTACTGATATATCAATCACACACGGTCAAATAATCTGCTATTTGCGTAAACCAAAATAAATGCTTGGTCTTTCTTTTAACGTAATTTCAAGGTCTAAGAAAACCAAGAAAATAATTAAAAAACATCTTTTAGATAATCTTGAGGATTTATGGAATAATACAGAGGACAGATGGCAATCCTATAATTATGTCATCCCACTTACTTGGGATTCCATTAATGAGGTATGGGACAGATATGATGAAAGATTGCCGGAAACTTGGGAGGTGTTGACTAAAAATTGGAATGCGGAAACTGAATTATG